CCGAGATGTTCTATTCCAGATTAACCCACTGGAAGGATCGAAATTGATGAGGCGGGGACGTGGAAGAAGTGAAAATGATAACTATTTCCAATAGTAGCGTGAGGACGCACTTACGGCGACAGCAGAAGAAGAGGAAGGTTGTACCGAACTAGGCTGTCCAGGTTGAGAAGATATAGCGGAAGTGGTAGCAACGGTGGATGATTGCTGCAGCGCTGAAGACTTGCTATCTTCGTCCACATCACGCAGAGTCACGGTATCCCACTCTGCACGTTTCCATGCAAGGTAGGCCTCGTACTCTCGCTGAGATACGTTAATGGGAGGGTGTGAAATAGGGCTGGGCAAATAAGGCTTGGAAGCCACACGAGTACCAGAGAAAGTAAACTCAATGTTGATACCAGAGTTCCCGGTGGGATACCAATCCAGGAACAAGCCTCCTACAGATGAAGGCAAACGTGTGATAAGAAGGCCAAATTGATTAACGTTAATCGAGTTGGTCGTAGTGAAAGAAGGGACAAACTGCCAGTATGGCTTGCCAGCAGCCGGTGCCACCACGCGCACAATTGCCATCGACTGAATGATGTCCACGTTGGCGGTGATAGTGGCGGGCTTATTAACCCACTCAAAGGTCTGCGTTGAGACCGAGGTGGTATTCCCCGTACTATCAGCCGAAAACGTGCCACTCAACGAGCCTAAAGTCTCCGTGGTGGTGCCTGGGGCCCCACTGAGCCCACAGACCTGATTTATTAAGTAAAATCCAGGGGGAAGGTTGAAATTAGTGCCATCGAAGGCAAACTGTTGATAAGAATACTCCGAGTAAAGCACAGTACTACCATTCCCCATGGCCAAAGACATAAGGTTTTGAAAAGAGATAGAGGTGACAGCTCCTAAGATACTGTCAGATGCCAACCCGCAACTCTTGGCACACAAGATCACATCCTCATCCTCCGTGAAGGATGGGTTGTAGAACTCGTAATCTATCTCCACCCAAGCACTTGCCACATTGGTCGAAGTGGTGGCAAAGCCCGCACCGGCTACGAAAGATATCGCGCCGGCCGAAGACAATCGATTATCACTGGGGCGAGTGTTGGTCGATACGATGTTTGGTAAATCAGTGAAGAGCATACGCCCAGTTCCCGGGACTACAACGCTCCAGGGCTCGCCAAAAATGGAATGCTGGCGGGCCCCATAGTGACCAGTAATGTAGTCAATGCTTTTCACTGAACCAACGGGAAGGCTATCATTGCCATCAGTATCAGGCACGACATAAGCCGTGCCAGCGGTGTTAGTAGCAACCGTGGGAACCACGTCGAGTTTCGTGTAGTTCGCCTTAAAATTCTCGTACATCTGGAAGTAACGAGATACCACGGTGTTGGAGAAAAATGAACGATCTATCGAGAGAGACATGAAAACATGCCCCGGCCCGACGATCGTCCCTGGCGACGAGATGTCGCGCACTTGCACCCTACGCTTAATACGGATGCTTTTCCCCAACTTGGGTGCCTGATCGACAGTAGGAATAGCTGACGGATAGGCAACGGTTGGCTGTTTCTTGCCAGTAGCTTTTGGAACCTTGGGCTGCTTAGGCTTGCCCTTAGATCTCGGCATGCTAGGGCCTTTAGCCTTGTGCACCGGCCCTGGGTTCTCCTCAACACCAACAAGACGAGGACGCCTACGGGTAGCTAGAGGCTTGAAGCGATAGCGCTCATCCTTCGCTCGCTCCCACGCCTCGCGCACCCCAGCCTCACCTGCTGCCAGCAAAGCAGCTGGTAGCATCTCGGCGGCAGTGCCCAACCACTCACTACCTAAGGCGTCCATAACACCAATTTCGTCCATCATCTTGCGCTCAATTAGCGTCAGATCAGGACGATCCAGGGAATTGATGAGGTGCGGAACAAAACGTGCATATTCCGACAGATCATCAGTGTTGGTAGCCTCTCCATTGTTTCCATTGAGGGTGTTACAATGATAGGCTCCAGAATTAGGAAAATCGGTACACTCTATTTCCTTCCTCAGGATACGCTTGCAAGAAGTCATCCGAGCAACATGAAAACAGAAGAATACCGAATCCCAACCCACACCGCAGCAAGCACAAGTGTTCGGCAAAACTACCGTAACCACTTGGTCGCTCTCACTCGGCGTGGTGCCAAACACAAGTTTCAGGACCAGTACCCCGGAAGTCAACAGGTCCAAACTCGCACTACAAGGATATTGAAAATAGGTGAGAGGAATTTCCCGGAACGTGCGAATCCGGGTTTTCTCACCCATGCAGAGTTGAATCTCCACCCCATTCCCCCCTGCCAGGGGAAGAGAGCAATTTAAACAGGACATGTGCAATTTCGCGCTAAATCCACCAACGAGCGCAATTGATCCAACGTTCGACCTTCCAACACTCAGGCTAAAGCACGGGGAGCGTGGCAATGTGGTCACGGTTGTCTGTTGATGAAATACGATCTTTCGAAAGTAGCATCCTTCAAACTTGGTAGTCTGTGGAGTCGCCAACGCAAGGCTTCCACACTGCCAAGAAAGCTCGTCGTGCTAAAGACGAGGTCAAAGGTCGCCGTCAAAGTCTATCTTGGACGACTGATCAACCCGCAACATGTGTGCAAACACCCAATCGTAGTACCCAACATTAAAAGTTTTGAATTCATGCATGGTGTCGATGATGTATTGAACGGCACTCTCAAACTCTTGTTGGCCTATATTATAGACCAAGTTGATATCCGCCCAAGTTTCCTCACATTCATCGTATTCTAACTCAATGTCGTGCATGTACGACGTAAACTTGAAGCGGTCAGTGACCACTGGCTCTACATTCGCAGGAATGTACTTCAAGACAGTTTCAAAAAGAAGCTTCAGAATACGGATTTTGGCAAATTTCTTTAGGTAGCCTAGGGTATCCCCTTTCACCATGGAAGTGATCATCTCCCTGGCAGGATTGGCATACCAATACAATTTCGCGAACATTTTGCCAATAAGCGGAAACGGATACCACACAACAATGCCATCCTTGCGACGGCGAAGCCGGATCCAACGAGTGGAGCAGAGTTGTCCGCGACAAATCTGTGCGAGCCCAAAATGGTACTCGGTCTCCAACTTGTGGCCAAGCTCCAGCATACTTGCCTCGTAAGTGAAGCGTTGTTGTTGGGTCCATTCCAACGTCCAGGAAAGGACCCCGCCATCATCTCCTCCCACAAGGACTAAGGTGTCACCTAACTTCACGGTCTGGCCACTCCTCTTTATCGATGTAATCGTGCTGGCTCCATTGCGCACGCTATTACGAGAAAAAGTGGTTATGCCTCCAGATACCGTGACAGCGGTAGCACCTACCTTGTGTCCGTAGACAGAGGTGGCGCGGTAAGGTCTCATACTTCTAACAGTTTTGGCACGCAACACACTTCGTGAAGCGTCCAGATAATCCTCAAACTGTTCCTCCACGGCACGCATTTCCGGCCGGGTGGTCCCATCCCAGTTGACGACATCATAGCTGAGATAGGAAAAGGATATTGGAAGACTCTTCTCAGCGGCGAACCTACGCGCTTGGAAGATAAACTCTGACACCACGTCAGAAATTTCTGAGTGCGATCGACACAGCATGAACACCACATGGGTTCGACCATTGAGCGTGTTAGCCATGACATTTTGATATGCCTTACCAAAAGGCATCTCAGCAATCTCAGTGTCTTCATCGACCGCCGTGATGACGCGAGCCTTCTTTATGGGAACCTCGCTTTCCAAATCATCACGGTCGCCAATCAACAAGACTTCCATTTTCACATGCAGGGAAAGTCTCGGAATCTTTGGCTCGGTACGCCCATTAAACGCATCACGCAGACGACGCCGCTTTTCCATCGGAAAATTTGCTATCACATCAGCAAAGTGACATGGCGTTATGACACCAGTAGTTAGTCCGTACTCTGAACCATGGTAGAGGGACCTAAGAGTCGTGGCATATTCGCTAAGCACATTATCGAAGTCAATCGATTTCTCATGCTTTGGCACAAGCAAACGTCTCATTACGGACACAGCAAGCATATTTGGATCGCGTTGCGGTACTCTGGCACCCAGGTCAATAGTTGGACCATAAGGGACACACCAGTCGGTCGGAAATTGAATGCCGGTAAGATCAGGAAAACTGATGAAAGCTTTCTCATCGATTTCGCCAAGCAGATCTTCACCCTGAGTCTGCATGACCAAGCCTTTGCGGGCCCACTCATAATCACTCCAATCACACTTGTTGTTAATGTGAGCCTTGAGAGCGTGAGTCACGGGGACCACGTCAACCACGTGTTCCAGTGGTGGTGCCGTGGGAATCCCCATGCGCTCTTCGTGGAAAGTAGGCTGGAGGTTGCCATCAGCAATTTCCTGAAGCCTGGCTTCCTCCTCGGAATGAAATATGGGAATCAATGGTGGCAAATCATCAGCTATCAACGTTGCTGGGATGTCCTCGATACGCTTTTTCAGCAGACGATTATTGCTAAAAACCGTGCGCCGAAAGCCCTTTGTGGCACGTTTGGACCCAAACCACCACATAAAACTCCGGTGAACACGCTTCGCGACATCATTACCCGGATTGCGCCACCAGGTACGCGCTCGGACCAACCACCAGTAGACATCCGCACCATAGCCAACTCCAACCCACAGTATGACCATGAGAATGAGTGGCCATAGGAGGTGCCACACCGTAGATAGCCCGAGTTCAATGTATGGTGCAAGCAGAGGTACAACGTAGATACCATAATACATATAAAAGAACCAATAGAAGAGAGAAAGAACCAAAACGAGCCGGCAAGACCAAGCCACCATAACACCCCAATGTAAATAGACAGGTGGTTGGAATGCCAACAAGTTGTTCAAAACCTTGAATTCGGGCAAATTGCGCAAAACGCGCGACATAAGTGATATTTCGAAACTGGCGTTAAGTGAAAATCCGATAGCTACAGCCATCAAAAAGGAACGATAATCCACTTCCAAACGCTCAGCTGAATTACGATTCGCAACGCGCATTTGCGAATAAACATTTCGAAACAATTTCGCGTCACGCTCTTTTATGCCCACTTCCAAAGCCGTCGCGTACACCAAGCCCTTGTCAATAAAAAACATCTCAGAGCCGCCCACTGGGGCCAACAACAAGTTGTTGCCCATCGAGAAGACCCAAGACATTTCCAACTCGCAAAGCTCGGTTTGGGACACGTAAAGGTGCTGTGTTAGTCGTTGATTACGGAAATCATTCCATTGAGAGATTGGCATATAGCCGTAATTCTCCTCCGTAAACCAGGACTGCAAGCTCCTAGTCTGTGGCTCCAGCACAATACTGCCCTGAAACGCAGTAATGTGGTACACGCGACACTCTCCCAAGACGGTGATCAGTCGAGAATGCAATACAAAGCCATTAACGTTCACACTGCCTGTGTGAACCCACGAATGGCGATACATCTTGAACTCTGGGCCAGATCGAAATCTGCATGGCCAGAGCAAATTCGCATCCTGGCGGCTCGTCTCATAACGAAACTCACCATTGAAGCAATTTCCAGACGCGTTCATTAAGTTGGGCTCCAACAAATAGAAGCCACCCTCACACTTACGCACGCGTTGCAAAATCTCGGCTGCAGTCAGGGTGTGAAACCAGAAGGATCCCACACCCAAAGAAGCAACACAACTGCAATCTCGCTCGAGGCACACATAGGCTGGATCAACCTCAGAGCGGTAAGGCACAGCATATGACTCAAGGTCAAAATGGACAGTTCCAAGCTGGTCCAATATGCCAGGTGAGTCCAACGCCTCAGGACCCAACCAAGTTGTGGTGATATCTCCGTCTCCAACATCATCGAACGTGAAAGAAGCTCCAGAATTACCAAAAAGAAAGAAAAATTGGATGTAAGCATAATAGATAGGAAAAGGCACTCTGCTAGCATCTGGTAAGACATGGAAAGAATGAAAAGAAAAGGCACGAGACAAATAAGAAAGCTGCGAGTTGTCAAGAACTATAGGAAAATAAACCAACTGCCAGTCAACCTGGTGTTTGGGAGCGTTCTTAGTCTCGGGATAAGAATCGTGCAAAGATGAAATGAAACGATTGGACCCTAAATGCCTACCGCCTGGCCGGCCAAACCAGGTGGTGCCACTAACACTCTGCATTCTGTCGTGGTCAGAATGCCCTCGCCGTTTTGCTGCTAGGTTTCAGGCGGGTGTAACCTTTCGAATATGCAACCATGGGGCCATTACCAAAGCCAAGGGGCTATTCATAGCCATAGACCGTTCTCGGTCAGCGATCCCAAAGGGACAAGGGCGCGCCATTAAGCCAACCCAACGTATTAGTACGCCTGTGTATAGCTGCCACTACCTTAAAACACGCTAACTCGTGGTAAACCACTTTATCTCTCGCACACCGTTCGAACCATCCAACGGATCCGACCGCGGGGTACTAAGTTCCTAGAACAAAGCAAGAACATTACGCGGCGGGGATGCAAACGCAGCCATTCTGGTATCCATACAACCAGTCCCAGGCATGGGCCCCTTACCGCAACCGCGCCACCGAACGCGGGGCGATGAGAAAGACAAAACCCAGG